TCACGATGCTTTTCTTTGAGGGGAGAGATGACTGAATTTCCAGTGTTGGTAGTCGGCATACATCCACCTGGATGATCGCCCGTACTTGATTGGCTTGGGAAGTTTGCCGGCCTTGATTTGGTCATAGAAGTATTTGGCCGTGTAGCCAGCATCCTCGATCATGAACTTCATGTCAATGAGTGAGTCATCGCGTAGTTCTCGCATAGCTTATCCTCCTAAGCCAATGTCTTATACAGTTGCGGCCCATCCACAGTGGCAGGCCGTAGTTTGTTTTCTTGATGCACCTGGTAGCTTCCCGAGTCCCATTTGCACCAGTACTTCGGATGTTCGCTATCTGGTTCGATTAGGCTCTCAACGTATCCATGTATGCCGCCGGTCTTTAGCTGGACTATTGCGCCCACAGAATACTTAGCCATTGCACACCTGCCGGTTCGCGTAGAAATGAGATGAGAGCAGCCAGCGCGGTTAGTGCTGCGATGCTCCACATGATGGGATTCGAGTGCATGGGTAACTCCCAAAAAGAAGCCGCCCGTAGGCGGCAATAACATCAAGGGATGTGAGGCGGTGCATCGCACCCAATAGCCAGCTCATAACTGGCTATCAGTTGCGCCTTTAGTCTTCCTGTACCAGAACAGTGTCATCTGGGACCTTAATAGTAAGGACAACGCTATACCCCTTATCGTGAGTGCTGAACGATGTTTCCCATTGTGGGATTGGCACATCTTCATCAACCTGGCAGATACCGATAGACCAACAGCCGATGTCGGTGTATGTGGCGATTACTTGCATTTCACCTTCAGCTGATTTCAGGTGATAGATGCCCGGATGATTGAAGCAACTAATCTCCTCTCGAATCGCTCCTTCGCACTCGAACAGGTCATCACTTGCTCCATAAAAACGTAATTCCTTCATAATCTCTCCTCATGCCGCGCGCTGGGTTCAGCGAGTTTTATCCAATAAAAAACCCCGCCATGGCGAGGTTAGTTGCAGTGCACTGCTTTCAGTTTAGTGGGGTAGGGTTGTACTTAAATATCGCTTCTACTATCGCGTTATCTGAAGGTTCTTCACCATGCACTCCAATCAAAAACCCCCCTTTTTCTGGATAAACAGTGCTAACCCGGAATGAAACCTGCTCTGCACCATAGCTAACTCTATTGGTGCCCGTAGGCGATAGTACTGGTTGACTGTTGAAGAAGTAGGATTCTTTCCCTGGCTCAACTTGACGCTTAGTACCATCGTGCCCTGCACCAAAAAGCATGATATCTTTCATCATATGTTCTCCTGAATACAGACTAACAAATATTAAACTGGCAACGTGAAGTCCGTAAATACCGCTGTCAAACAAGAGAATAAGGATGAGCTAAAGCCCCCTCTGCTTATTCTTCAGTTCGATCTCTTCCTGGCAACTGGAACAGGTCTGGCAGCCGGGAACTACAGCACGCCGCAGCTCAGGAATCGGTTCGTCGCATTCTTCACAACGTTCAGCTGATACGGCGTTGCGGTTGATGCGGTGAGCGGAAAGTGCAGCGTTACGCTGTAGCTCTTCAATCTCTGCTGCTGTGTCGATGATGTCTGCCATGATCAATGCTCCCGGAACTGTCGGTTAATACGGTTGAAGGTGAACGCCAGCAATAAAAAAGGCCGCCCGAGCGACCTGGTGATTAGAGCTTTCATGCCTCTGGCTCCGGAGGTGTGGGTGCCCAATGCGTAATGTTCATTTCCTCATCATCAAGGCTCTCAATCTGATAGCTCCATTCCCAGTCACCAGTTTCAGTCATACAGTCTGAAAGCCAAACTGAGCGCCAACCAATGACCCAACCTTCACCGTTAGCGTCAAATAACAAACACTGCTGATTAGGAGCAGGCAGCCCATCATTTACGGAAACAACCTCTGATTTAATTGCATCTTTCCACGCAACTGCCGCCAGCTCTCCGCCGAGAATGTTCATGCGGGAATGCACCGCGGGCTCTTTCCCGTCCTCAAAATCTACGACAAAAGTTACCTTGCTCATTGTTCTGCTCCGAAGCGGCGATTAAGCCGACCTGTGTATACGACGAACTCCAGGAGGCTAACTACCAGAGCTTCAATTTTCTTGTGATGCTTGTTGATGATGGGAGGCACAGTTTCGTTCCAGTTTGGCTTTGGCTTCTTGCGCATGGCCTGCTGGATTTCCTCGGTGCAGCGACGGCAGGCGGCGCGGATGGCGTTGTCTGTTTCTGGCGTCATGCGGCCTCCGTTTTCACAACATCAATGGCGCAGCCTGGCAGCAGTTCTACCGCGGCGGTAGCGCACTGATTTCCCCAGTGATGCCAGCCTGGCGCCCCGCTGCGGCTGAATAATTCAATGCGCGGCACATCGCCGTATAGCAGTTCCAGCCGGTGGCGCACTTCCCACGGCTTTTCGCTGTGCGCGCCGAGCGGGCTGTAGACAACCTGCTTAATCCCGGCGTGCTTTCGTTCCAGCCCGGCGCCTCGGGTAGCAATCAGCAGATCTTCGGTATTGGCCCGGGTGTGGTTGCCGCCATTCATGCGCGTCTCGGCGTTAAGCAAATCGAGGAAGTCGTAAAAGTCGGTGATTTCACCCTCGACCAGCGCCTTGTTGATGCGCAATTCCGCGTTCTGATTCAGCTTCACCCAGGTAAAGCCCTTCATCGTACGAACTGTAAATCCCCAGGCTTCGGCCAGCTCTATCGCTTCCTGGTTATGCGTGCCGGTGTACCACATCGCCAGCACCGCGTTTTCGGCAGCCAGCTCCCAAACCGGCAGGCGCTTTATGTCGATGAGCTTCATGGTGGAGTAGTGGTCGGCAGCGGTGCCGTTGCTGATGGTGTTGCCGTAAGACCAGGGCGGATCAGCGTAGATAAGAGCGTATTTCTCGGTCATGCCGCCTCCCGTCTGCGTGCCAGCAACGGCCCGTCGTGTCCTGCGTTAAAGCTTTCAACCATCGCTCGGCAACACGCCGGACAGCAGCTATAAGTCCTTTGCGGCTCTCCGTCGAATTTCCAGTAAGAGGAACGCATAGACGCGGAGAATGTGCCGCAGATATCGCAATGAAAGGCTACCGTTTCCAGAACCCTCATTAGCTGAGGCTTGGAGAGTTCGAACTTTCTGGCGATAACAGCATACTCAAGACCGGCATCAAGCAGGGCTTCAATCAGCTGGAGATCGTCGAGGGTTAACTTCCCGCAGCGGTAAAGACCCATGCTGCTGGCCTTCATCTGGATAGACGCTTTGGTGCGCTGTAACGTTGTGCACAGTTCATCCATATCCATGTACAGATAAGTTTTGGACAAAAAAATGGCCTGAGATTCAGGCCAGGGCATTGAGTGCATCTGCATTGTCATAACTATTCCCCGAGGCTTTGTGCCAGGATAACTTTGACGAGCCGCTCAGCAGCTGATTTCTGCGCCGGAACGGAGGCAATTATCGTTGGGCGGTCTTTTTCGGCGTTAACACAGACGCCACCCCACCGAGCAATCAGGAAGAAGTCTTCCATCTCAGAGGAGCCCGCATTGCTTGCCAGATCCTCAATCATCTGGACGATATCGACGATTGAGTGGTCAGCCATCAGCCGCTGAACGGCATAGCCGAAGGCGTTAATCATCACTGCGTGGAACTGAATGTAGTCGCGCTTGTAGTCTGCTTGGCTGGTGCCGTGGCGAATCGCCTCGATCTGCGTCAGGGCTAACCAGGCCTCCCAGATGGATTCGATATCGCCCATTTCCAGAGGCTTATTGCCTGCGCTGGCAAACTTGGCCGTCGCGTCGCTCAGCGCCTTGAAGCTCACCCACAGCTTACTTTTCGCAGGAACGACGTTGTGCTCAAAGTCAGTCACCTCAGCGAAGGTGTCGTGCTGAGACAGGAACGTGACCATCCCTTGGGCCACATCATTACGCCCGTCATAGGCCATGTTGATCGCGGCGGAGGGTTTTGACACGTTGTTGTTGATATCCGAGAAGAACTGCTGGCGCGCCTTCAGCGGGAGGTTATGGGTCAGCATTAATGGGATGCTGATCGGCTCTCCGTATGTCCGGCAGAACTCCTCCAGCCCGGCGGCGCGGTGCTGCCCGTCGAACAGCTTAATAACCGCATCCATCGGGAAGCGTGCGACGCCAACATTCGTATTGCCGAACTCTTCAAACTCAATATCCGCGTCGCAGTTACCGACCAGCGGCGGGATGATGAAGGGCTCTTTATTTTGGTATGCATTGACGAGGTACTGGTAAAACTTCTTCACTCGCGCCTGGTTAATTTCGCGTTGAGAACGCTCGAGCGTGCTGCCGTGATTGTCGGAGGCAAGTATGCGCGTCAACGCGCGGGCAGGTGCCGTAATCATGTAAGTCGCCGTGCCACCCTGCATGCCGCGCGACGCCGGAAACTCGAAGAAATAATCGCCTACTTTGTTCATGCATCCTCCCGCTCCGGATCGTTAACATCCCAGCCATTACGCGCTGTATTGGTTTGCAGCCGCTTATCTCCGACTTCTTTAATGCTGCGGCCAGTAATCTCCGCGACTTCAGCGTTTGAGTGCCGCCATAGCAGCGCAAGCTCTTCGAGTGACCACGCTTTCATAGCACTGACTCCATTTCGTCGATGTAGAGGCCCTGAGCAATCAGTCGGCGACGACGTGCGGCACGCGCTATGCACTCCTGCCGCCTGCCTTCTTGCGACTGCTCTATGGCGCGCCGGGTGAACAACCGCGATTTACCTTGCGGCGTTACAACCTTTGGCTTCGTGACCAGGTCGAAAGTCCAGTCGCAGATACCGTCCTCGTTGAGCCATTTTTCAGACTCAACGATCTGCGCTATTTGTCCGGCGCCGCGGGTAATGCCGTTGGCGACACGGTTAAACTCAATGAGCGATACTCCAAACTTCTCAGCGATTTCGCTGCCGGTGACCGGGCGGCCGCGCGTCTGAATCATCCAGATAACGCGCTCACGGAGGCCGGAGAATTGCCCGGTTCGCCCGGGCCTGCGGTAGAATGGTGTGCGTTTCATTTCCACTGCTCCCCGAACGTGAAGCCGATTTCCGCCAGCGCTTCGTCCATCTTCTCGATGAACTCCGGCACCATTTCGTTGAAATCGGACATGTACTGCGGATCCCGCTCAACGACGACATGATGAATGCCTTCGCGTTTCATGCGGGGGTCATAGTTGGCAAAAAACCAGGCGTCTTTTCCGGTAACCCACATGCTGTACTGCACCTGGGCCATGTACTCGGACTTAATGGCTTCGAAACCGCCGAGGCGGAATTTCATAAAGTCGCGGGAGGTGAACGGGCATTTCAGCTCTAGGCCGAAATTGTTACTGCAAAGGCCGTCAGGGGAGCACGCGGTGCGCATGCTCTCGTCACGGAACAGGATCGGAGACTCCGTGACTTTCACGTCGGTGGTGAACTCGAAGAGAGTGCGGGCGTCTTCCTCATACTGCTTCCCCCAGGACAGCGCCTTGGCGTTAACCTCTGGCGCTACGCCAGTGCATACCTCGGCGAGCAGGGTGTGGAAGTAGGACATCTTCATGCCCGTCCATTTGGTGCCGGAACGCGGCTTGGAAATAACGTTATGCACTTCAGAGGCAGTAATGACGCCGAGACGCAGCCGGTGCCACGCCTCATCGCCCTGTTGGATAGTGGTTACGTCAATGCCGGTCCTGGTCAGGATAATTTCTGGTGTCATGCTGCCGCCTTAGCTCTTTTCTGAAGGAAGCCAAACCCTTTCTGTGCCTCTTCTTCAGTGAGCTCTGACGCCTCAAGAATTTGCCGTTTGAAGATGTCGCTGCACAGTGGGAGGAAGTCTTTCTCCCAGTCTTTATCCAGGGTCGTTAAGAGATCGGTGATCGCCTGAAGCGTTTCTTCGCCTGCTGCTGGTGGAAGCGCTTCTGTGGTGTTGCGCGGCGTGACGTCACGGATATCAACGTCCAGTGATTTGCCTTCCATTTCTTCGGCGGTAGGCTGCTGTCCGATCTCGGGCCAGGCCTTACGCAACGCCTGGGCTTCTGCGCATTTCGCCAGCTGTCCGTATGGGCGCTTTTTCCACATCGCGTTCGGCGCCGTGGTGTCGCGGCCGCCGGTGGCGTAATTTTCAATCCAATATTCTTTGGCGCTGAACTCGACGATCTCCCCGCTGGGCATGCGCTTGTAGACGGTGTATTTGCACCACTGAGGGAAGGTGACCTCGACACCAGAAAGCGTCTGCGTCGTGTCTGGACCGAACTCTGGTTCGCGGGCACCGGCATAATCACCTGAGCGGTCCGCCTGAATGCGGTAAAGCCCGATGCCCGGCATTACCACATCGCGCCATTCGCTTTTACCCGTTCTTGAGTCTTTGACGCTCATCGGCACGAGGTGAACAGGCTTCAGCAACGGATCCAGCTGGCGGGCACGGCAGTAATCGAGCGCCATCATTACCGATTCGTCTTTGGCGCCTGGGTAGATACTGTTCTTCAGCGCGCTCCAGGTAGCGACGTCGATACCTTTTTCCGCCAGCGCACTCGCCGTGATTGTTAATTCGTTTGCCATCGTTAATCCCCTCAAAAATTAAAACGGGCAGCCGGTACGGTGTTCCCAGTCGTATTCCGCCTGGGCGTAAGCAACTGCCGAAATGAAATCGTTGTAGGCCTCACCAGCTTTATCGCTGCGAAGTCCTTCGTATGGGCTGGAGTCAATCGGGACCGTGAAGTGGAAGAGGCCGGACGGCTCTTTTGGCATCATGTCGATGATTTCCCGAGCCCGGTCATCGATCCACTTTTCTTTCTCGTCGGTGAGCTGCTGTTTAGCCCAGCGCCGATCTTCGATGCGGTCGTAAGTAAGGAATGCGTTCATGGTTGCCTCAATATTTGATGTGCGCGTCCTGCACTTTGCCGCCAGCGATCGCCAGCACTGCTTTCTGTGCGAATTCTTCTGGGATGCCCTGAGCAATCAGGTCTGCGTAGACACGACGGTTGACGGTGCGGCGGTGCTCTTTGTCAGCTGCGCGGCGCGCTTCTTCTTCCGCTTTGCGCTGCTCTTCGGCCAGACGGGCTTTTTCTTTCGCTTCAGCTTCACGCTTGATGCGATCTGCTTCTTCCTGCGCTTTGCGTTTTTCTTCTGCGATGGCATCCTGCTTCTCGCGTTCTGCACGGTCAGCGTCTTCTTTGCGCTTACGCTCTGCGGCATCTGCGCGAGCTTTCTCTTCAACTTCGCGACGCGCTGCGGCTTCAATCTCCGCTTTGTGCTTCGCTTCTGCATCGCGGCGGGCTTGTTCTGCCGCTTCGCGCTTAATGCGCTCTTCGTGCTCACGCTGGGCCTGTTCTTCCTGGCGGCGCTTCTCTTCGCGGTCACGGTCGAAAGCGTCATTCATCAGCAGAGCCATTTCGTGGTCTGCTTCGATTTTCGCGGCACGCTGGCGGTCGAATTCTTCGTTCATCTCCAGCGCTTCGGCGTGCAGCGCGTTCATGGCTTCCTCAGCCTTAATGCGATCCTGCTCGGCTTCCCATTCGGTGAGTGGGCGGCGGGTCGAATCACGCAACTCGTCACAGGCATCAACGAAACGCTTAATTTCGGTCTCAGCTGGACGCACAGCTTCTTTCAGGCGCTTCAGGTACTCACGGCCCGGCTTTTCAATTGCCGTCTTGCTGCGGGACACCTGCGCCGCCAGAGAGGCGACACGGTCACGGCCTTTCTTCGTGGACAGGTCCGGCACTTCGTTTACTGCCTGGCGGATTTGCTCGAGATAAGTGTCAAGGCCGCCCGATACGTAAAGCACTGGCGCCTGTTCCGGCTTGATTTCGATGACAGTTAAGTCCGTTATTTCTCTCATGGTTTCTCCTGAAATTTGGATGTGCAGATCCCGCCCGCAGAAAGCCAGGCCGATCGGTTGAATAGGGTAGTTAGTGCTGGATAGGGTTGCCGTGACCGTCCAGAAGGACGTCAATCACGCAGTCACTGAGGCGTATGATTTCTGCATCGGTGTGCAGGTACACCCATTTGCGCTCCTGAATGACTGCTGAGACGCGATAGGTTCGGCCTTCATGCATTGCCATCATGCCGGGCGTGACGCACTGGCGAATGAGCGGTGTAGTTCCGTAGTGCGACATCATTTTTTACCCTCCACCTGAGCCAGTAAACCAGAAACGTGCATCTGCCAGCGGTTCAGTGTGACCTGTTCGCGCGTATTGGTGAGCGACGTTAACCGCCATTCGTTATTATTCAGGGCACAGCGCTTTACTGTGTACTGCTTGCCGTTGTGGGTGACTGTCATGATCCCTCCCGGCGATTTGCCTCGAAGTCCTGACGGAATGCTTCACGCAAGAACTCTTCACTAAATTCCATCTCAGGGGCCTGAACGAACGCGATAAACGCTTCTTCCTGGCAGTTTGTGCAATATCCGGATCGGATTGCGCATCCGCAATTTTCACAATGTTTTGACATAATCATCTCCGCCCTTAAGCCGGGCTGCTGAACGTTAAAAGACTTCTGCGCTAATGGGCGGTGGATGGCCGCCGGTTGTCATAAATGGGCAGACTCGAAAATCTGCCTATGTATGGCCGATAAAAAACCCGCCGGAGCGGGTCATGACACTTTCTGTAGTGCTGATGTGCGTGGGTAGTAAAACTTCGGTTTCGCCGTTGACCCCTCCTTCGGATCAACTTTTACGGTGTAACGCGTTTGTTTTTTGTATTCCCACACTTCCGTAATCACACCAGTTTTCGTCTTCCAGCTGCCCGCGGCCTGGCTTGACCACGTAACAACATCTCCTTTCTTAAAATCCATCGCCTTACCCTCTGTCGTTACCCGCTGATGCGGGAGAAATGCTTTGGTCGGTGTGGTTGACTGGCACTGAGTCGCCACTCTCACTTATTTCCTGAACGCCCTATTGTCGTATTGGCCTTTACACAACTGGCTCAGCTGGTTCTCAGGTCTTATCGCGCTGCTAGCGTTGCACCTCGCTTGAGGACACCGCCACCACACCCCAAAGCACTTCGCCACACTCTCGCAGTGGCCGCGCTCATGCCCTTGAGACCTTGTCGCTCATCGCCGCTCATAACCGGCGCGCGTCTGGCGTTCGCGCTGCTTTACCGGCATACCCTTTTCCTCGATTAACCCTGACCAGCGGTATGTCGCAGTTCGGGCCTGCGTCTGGCTCTCTCTCGGAGACTCGGGGCCGCATCATTACTGCGGCTTGAAAGTGCAGTCTGTCCGCGTTAGTGCTTCATTGGTGAATCAGCGCCAACTCTCTGCCAGTGTTGCCCGTTCTCACGCCGTTCTCGCTCTCGCGCGGGGATACTCTCTCACCGACCGGATCGCACCCGGTGATACAGCACGTTTCTCGTGTAAGGGTCTAAACAGGTCATTGACGCTGTAAATCTGCATGTTGTTAATGAGCAGGCGACTTGCTGTCCGCCGCTGGCTAACTTCGCTCAGCTGTCGATGTTTCGTTTCGATGGATTAAAGATACAGATAAAACTGTAATATCGTCAACAGACAAAACTGTATTTTGATGGGTAAATACATATCTATCTGTATTTCCATTGGATTTATTTTTGTGCGGGCGAAAAAAAACCGGCATAAGCCGGTTGATTTGAAGAGGAGGGTGGAGTTAGCGCTTTCTGCGGTAAATACGGTGTTCAATCATCACGCCGATAATAGTTAATGGCTGTTGATCGCTATTAATCACGGGGTAGTCGTCATTCAGAGGGACCAGCTCAAAGTGCTGGCAGCCTTTGGGATCAATCCAGGTTGGGCGGTATTTTTTGAATGTTGCCTGTGTTCCTCCATTCTTGGCAACTACAAATTCGCCCGGGGTAGGCTCTATCTCTGGATCAACGATAATTACATCTCCAGCTTTGAAGTCAGGCTCCATTGAATCGCCTTCTATACGAAGAGCAAAGCTGTATTGGGAGACGTCGAGATCGGTCAATATGTATTCAAGACTACCGTCAAAGGCCTCTATAGGATTCTTTTCAGCTAAGGCTCCTGCCTGAACGTAGCTTATCAACGGTACTCTCCTGCTATTAACCTCAGCCATCGGCATGAATGCGCCGCCGTTCATCAGCCAGTCCGGATCACATTTAAGCGCCTTGGCTATACCAATTATATTACGAGGTTTAAGGGTTTTCCCGTCTTCAATGCTTTGCCAGGACTGCTGACGTATACCAGCCATCTCAGCAGCTTCTACCTGAGTTAGCCCTAGTTCAGCTCTTTTCTGTTTTACGCGATCTGCAAGACTCACAGCGTCCTCATTCTCTTCAGTTCTTCTTGTTTTCATTAGCCTGCATCCTGGCAGAAAAAGTTACCCGATCCCTTACCAGATAGTCACAGTTTAAACTGTAATTGACAAACAGAAATAACTGTCACAGAATACAGATAAAACTGTGGAGGTGATATGGAAACAATTTCTCAACGCCTCAAGCAAAAACGTGAAGAGATGAACCTCTCTCAGGACCAGTTAGCAAAACTGGCGGGCATGAAGCAGCAATCTCTTCAGGCTATTGAGGCCGGAGTTACGAAGCGCCCACGTTATTTGGTTGAGTTGGCTCGCGCTCTAAAGTGCAAACCAGAATGGCTTTTGTTTGGGGATGACCCCGAAAAATCTACAGCCGCTTAACGGCGGCCCTAACCACGAAAGGGAAAGCAATGCATTCACTTGCGTATCAACACAATACCGGAATACACCCGGGAGCGATGATAAACCGCGCTCAAGCTAAAGCGGCGCCAGACCACGAAAAGATCCGCGATGCTGTCCGTGCATGGTCGTCGGCGCTGGACAATCAGGACGTGGTGTCAGCGCTGATCATCAACGAATACCGGGAGCAGGGCGGGACCTCCATCAGCTTTCCGGAAGACATCAGCCGGGCGCGCCAGAAACTGTTTCGCTTCCTGGATAACCGTTTCGACTCCGAACAGTACCGCGAGAACGTGCGCCAGCTGACACCGGCAATCATGGCCGTTCTTCCGCTGGAGTATCGTCATCGACTTCTTCCGGAGGACAGTTTCATGTCCCGCTTAGCGCGACTTGAGAAGGAAACGAGCGAGGCGAAAGTTGCCGTTGCGATGAATGCCCCGCGTCACCAGAAGCTCAAGGAACTCAGTGAGGGGATTGTAGAGATGTTCCGTGTCGACCCAGACCTGACCGCGCCGCTGATGGCCATGGTCACTTCGATGCTGGGGGTTATGTGAGAACTACAGAAATGGCGAAAGCCGGTCTGCGCGAACAGAACCGACTTTCTGGTGCAAAAACGAGAGTAGTTGCAGGAGGAATAATGGCAAAAAATCCACGCTATTACCATACCGCTGTACATAAAAACATAACCCGCGACCGCTTCATCCGCTCGGTTAATCCGATTGTGGCAGAGAAGATGCGCGCCATTCTGGAAGAACTGAAACGTAAGGAGAGTGGCCGTGGGTAACGTATCCAATTTAGCCGAAGCCAGAGAGGCTAGAAGGCTCCAGAAACCGCGTACGAATGGCGGTAAGGGGTTTGCCTTGCTGCACCGTAAAATTATGGATGTGCCGTTCTACAAGGACGCTGAAGCGGCTCATTTATGGGTTCACCTGCTCCTGCGCGCTAATCACGAACAGACACTGGTATCGACTGATGTCGGCGATGTGATCTGCGAACGCGGAGAGTTCATTACCGGACGAAACACGCTGGCAATGGAAACGGGGTTGACCGCTGATCGCGTTAAATCACTACTCCGTAAATTCCAGAACCTGGGCATGATCACCACCAAATCGAACAACCGTTTTACTGTTCTAAAAGTGGTCAAGTATGACGAATATCAGTCAAATTTTTGTCCAGCCAATGTCCAGCCAGTGTCCAGCGCAAACGCAGTAGTACCAATGCCTGGGGAGGTGGAGTGTCCAGCCGATGTCCAGCCAGTGTCCACAGATAACAATATATTAAATAACTCTCTTACTAACGTAAGAGAGAGTGCATCAGCAGAAGAAAAACCAGAACAGAAAAAACCGTCAATCAGCTGTGAGCAGGTCGTCGAGATTTATCACCGTGTACTGCCTGAAGCTCAGGGCATCAAAATCCTGACTGACAAGCGCCGTACCATGATCCGAACTTTCTGGAAAAAAGCAGCAGCCGCCAATCGCCAACTCGGCGGGTCTGGGTTCAGCCTGGCGGACTGGGAAGCGTATCTGAACTACATCGCCTCCAACTGCCGCTGGATGCTGGAAAACCGCCCGGACCAGCGCACAGGACGCACGTGGCGCCGCAAGGCTCTCGAATACTTCCTGAACGTCGATGTGTACGCCAAGACGCGCGAGGGGGCCTGTGATGACCTCTGAAATCCTGACCGTACCTCACAACCTCGAAGCAGAGCAGAGCGTTATCGGTGGCCTGCTGCTGGACGATGACAACAGCGAGCGAGTCCAAAAGGTTCTTGCGATGCTCAAGCCTGAGTCGTTTTATATCCGGGTTCATCAGATCGTCTTCGCTGAATTACGTGACATGTTCCGCGCGAACAAGCCAGTCGATGGGTTAACACTCTTCGACGCTCTGGAAAGCAAAGGCCTTACGGAGCAGATCGGCGGTTTCGCCTACATCGCGCAGATCGCAAAAAACACACCGAGCGCTGCAAACATCGTGGCATACGCAGCATCAGTCCGGGAAGCCGCAATGGAGCGCTACGGTATCAACCGTCTGACCGAAGCTACTGAGCTGCTGTATTCCCGAAACGGCATGAGCGCCACGCAGAAGTACGAGGCCATTCAGGGTATTTTCACCCAGCTCGCAGACCATTCAAAAACCGGCAGTCGCCGTGGGTTACGTTCGTTCGGCGAGGTTATGGATGACTGGGTAGCAGATCTGGAGAAACGATTTGACCCTTCAGGCGAACAGCGCGGTATGAGTACCGGTATCCCGTCACTCGACCGGCTGCTGGCGCCGAAAGGTCTGGTTAAAGGCTCTCTGTTCGTGATTGGCGCAAGGCCAAAGATGGGCAAGACAACCCTGTACGGGCAGATGGCGATCAACTGCGCGGTTCGTGAGAAAAAGCCAGCGCTGATGTTCAGCCTGGAAATGCCGGGAGACCAGATCCTTGAAAAACTGGTTGGTCAGAAGTCCGGCATTAACCCGAGCATTTTTTACATGCCCGCCACGGATGACGCCGATGACCAGTACCAGGGCGACTACGACGGCGACTTTAAGAAGGCGATCGCCACAGCCAGTCGGCTAAGTGAAATCGACATGCTGTACATCGACGACACTCCTGGCCTGTCCCTGGCGCATATCGTTACCGAATGCCGTCGAATTAAGCGCGAGAAAGGCTGCGTAGGCATGATTTTGGTTGACTACCTGACGCTGATGACTGCCGAAAAAGCAGACCGCAATGACCTAGCCTACGGGATGATCACCAAAGGGTTGAAGAACCTCGCCAAAGAGCTTGGCTGCGTCGTCGTCCTGCTGACCCAGCTCAACCGAGAACTGGAGAAGCGAGTGAATAAACGCCCATTACCGAGCGATTCCCGCGACACAGGACAGATTGAACAGGACTGCGACTACTGGGTTGGTATCCATCGGGAAGGTGCTTTCGATGACAGTGTGCCGCCAGGCGAAACCGAGTTAATCCTGCGACTCAACCGCCATGGCAGTACCGGCACGGTTTATTGCAATCAGCTCAACGGGGCAATTCACGACACAGACCAGCAGACCGCTGCCGCAGAATGCCGCGGGCGCGAGCAGCAGCCGAAAAAGAAAGGGGGCTTCTGATGAAAGGCAAACAGGCAATTCTGCGTTATCTCGAAAGGCACCGGACCTTCACTGCTAAGGATGTGGCCACAGAGTGCGGCATGACCATCAACTGCATCACGAAGAACGCTATCGACCTGGAGCGGGCCCGCAAGATTGTCCGGGTGAGTAAGGTCTGGCGAACAGTGACTTATCGCCAGGCGACGCCGGAAGAGCAGGCTGGTACCGCGCGCAGCTGCACCAACGGAATATTTCTGGAGTGCCGGAACAGTCCGGCCATGAAGCGAGTATTGATGGTTTGGGGGAGGGTAGGGGTATGAGTATTATTTACAAGAAAACAGTAACACCATCTGAAGATTTGGCCTGAGTACTATTCAGCCGTTCGCGCAGGACAGAAGCGTGCAGAGCTCAGATGGAATGACCGAGATTACCAGGCAGGCGACAATCTCGATCTGTGCGAGTGGGACCCGAACGAAGAAGCCTTTACCGGTGAATTCACCAAAGTCACCGTTACACATGTCGCTGAGCTTGGTAACTGGATACCGGGTTATGTACTGCTGAGTAACGCTCTTTTATCGCCAGCAGTGGATGTGAAAACGACCTGATGCCTTGCCCATACTGCGATGGAAAGGCTGAATTTGATTATGACGACGATAACCTCAATTGGATATCTTGTAACGCGTGCGGAATCGCTGCACTTTATGATCATGAGAAGCCCGTGCTGACGGGCACAGAAAACAGTACGGGTGCAATAAATTAGTACGAAACAATTATATCAAGCTTTTCTCCAATGATTTTCAAAGAAGAGTAGATGGATTGGCCTGAAGGAGATGGATTACTGGAATATGAATTGTTGCCGCCTTCTAAGATGGAAGCTATTAAATTTAGTTGGTGTGACGCTTCAATCACATCGCTGTAAACTGGAGTAAGGCCTATTTTTGAGAAAAAATTATAGAATGGGATTGCTTTCGATTTTGCAATTAAAAGACCTGATGACGCCTTTAGCTCATGTATTAATTCGCTATTTGGCTTAAAATTCATTATTTTACTTTGCTCGCGAAGTAAGAGTGACGAAATTCTTCCCAGATGCTCCTTGAACGAGATGTACGTTTCCAATGCGCATTTGGTTATTATTTGACCTATGATGTAGACGGTCACACCAGTGATAATTGTAGTAAAAACAGTAAGCCACATAATCAGTTAACGCCTTTAGCTAAAATGCAATTATGTATCCTATAGCTCCAGTGATTTGTCCAGATAAATTGGGTGGTCATGGCACGTCATCGCCGCGACTATAAGAATACTTTGCTCATACCGCTCGCGCCGCCATGCTTCAGGGTGCCACGCAAGATAGCAACTCTCCGGTGATTCCGGATGGTTGGGTGATGGTTCAGAAGGAGCCAACGCCAGATATGCTTAATGCCGCCTGGGTGTCACATGGCATTTACCATGCATCTGCTTATCGTACGATGCTCGCAGCAGCTCCGCAGCAGGTGAAGTGACGAACAAGTTGACGAGAGTTACCATAGATATAAATCAAGGCCCCTAGGGGCCTTTTATTCTATGATAAACGGACTTTGTTTGAGAGTGACGCTATGAAGCCCAAGAAGCTAAATGCTGAGCAGCAATACAAATTAGACCTTGAGTTGGTCAAGAAGAAACCTGCGAACCGTACAGAGGCAAAAGCCCATTTGGCGGCGCAGTTACGGATCAGCAAGTACAAGGCGCAGAACTCATCAAAAATCCGCGCAGGCAGTTTCAGGGGGCGGAAGAAGGTGCATTTCAGTAAGGCCGAAGACGAGGCCAGGGCAGCACTAAATAAAGCCAATGCCATTAGATTTTCCGAAGGGGAGGTCGAATCCGTCGATACGGATCGAATCTCAGAAAGTAACAAACGCTGGCGCGGGAGAACTGCTGACTAATGTCTGACTGGAACATTGCAGCAAAGCCGCAGGAAGATCGCGATAAGGTTAACGTTGACCTGGCTGCCTCCGGAGTGGCGTACAAAGAGCGCCTGAATATGCCGCTTATCGCTGAGGTGGTGATGCGCGAGCAGCCAGAGCATTTGCGTGATTACTTCCTTGAGCGCCTGAAGTTTTATCGCGAGAAGTCGATAACTTTACCGAAAGTTAGCGATCCGGTTTACCTGAAACAGGAGGAAGGGAAGTGATTATTGATGAACATTTTAAGGATAGAGTCTCGAGTCATCTATCTCAGAAAATAATCGAAGACGCATTAAATGGAAGGGGATTTTTCGCCCGAAATGTGTTGGAGTCCATTCGGCTTCTTGAGGGAATGAAGGTTGCCCCATCAACTTTAGCAATGCGTCATCAAGAGCGTGAATTAAAGGGTGCGTTGGCCGGATTTCATCATATACATGTTTCAGAGGATAATTTCACTCGAGCTTTCAATGCGTACAGGCAAAAAGGAGAAGCGCCTGAGAAAAATCCATCCGAGCCGGCTTTACAAGGCCGGGGCAATCGCAATGCTATTCAGATGTTTTTGGAGCAAAATGGAGTTAGTGCTAAAGATGCTTCGTTTGAAGAACTTATCATAAGATTCCAGGATCTTATTGAACAGATGGGAGAAGAAAATGCAAAAGAGCAAATTTCTCGTATTGCTACTGAGCTATCTTGGAAACCGTTTAAGGGTAATGATGTAATTTCTGGAGACTGGCTAGTCTATTGGGTGAGACAGGACGGTGTAAGATTTTATATCGATAGTTTTGAACACATCCCCGCAACCGATACAAAACTGCAGAATTCCACCGCAAATTCATTACACGCCATTCTTCAAAGCATGGATACCGCCGTTTGATTTTCAAGAATCATCCAGCCATAATCATGTCATCGGAGCCTGAACAACTCCGGTGACTTCTGCGCATTTAAGGGGACTTAAATGCGACCACAATCTGAACTCCTCACCTTGTCACAGATGCAGAAATGCACCTGCGATTTTCTACATTCTGCGGTTTCCAATAAGGAGGCCGTATGACTCTGCCAGTTGACGGAATCAAACTCCATCGAGGCAACTTCGCGGCCATCGGCCAGCAGATTCAGCCATTGCTGGATGCCGGGCAGTACTTCCGCCTGCAGGCTAAGCCGTGGCGCGAGAGGCGCAGCCTGTCGCAGAACGCGCTCAGCCACATGTGGTACACGGAAATCAGCGATTACCTGATTAACTCCGGACGCACCGACGCGACTCCTGAGTGGGTTAAGCGCAACCTCAAAAAGACATATCTCGGCTGCGAAGAGGTGACCTACACTGACTTCATCACCGGCGAAAAAACCACTACATGGGAACCGCGACATACCGCCGATCTCGATACCGGGGAAATGCATATTTTCCTGGTAAAGGTTGAAATGTGGTGCGCTCAGTTCGGCCTTGCCCTGACTATCCCGAACGGCTGCGAGTACCAGCAGCTGCGCGATAAGCAGGAGGCCTGATGTCTACTCCACTTTCCCGCGTTATCAGTAACGAAATCTTCCGCGTTCCGGCGCGCCGCCAGCGCAAGCCCGCGGTTAAGCCGTCCGAAATCCCGACTATGAAGGACTACACCGCCCGCCTGGTGGATCAGAAATGGCTGCGTCTCGCGGCGAGGAGAGCGCATGGCTAAGTTACCGCGCCGCAAGTGCGCCCATAAAGCCTGTCGCCAGTGGTTCCACCCGGTACGCGACGGGCAGGTAGTTTGCTCATTCGAGTGCGCCAGCGCTATCGGCAAAGAACAGACCGCAAAATCCCGTGAAGCCGCTCAGCAGAAGGAAGCGCAGCGTCAGCGCACCGAAGAGAAAGCTGGTCGCCAACGGCGTGCTGCGCGCCGTAATGAACTTAAGCCGATACGTCACTGGGTACAGATGACTCAGCGCGCCTTCAACGACTGGCGTCGCGAAATGCTGCTGGCAGCCGGTCACGGTTGCATCTCTTGCGGAACCAAGACCGCCTTTGCCTGGCATGCCGGGCATTACCGCACTACGGCCGCCGCGCCGCAACTTCGCTTGAACCAGGACAATATCTGGCTGCAGTGCTCCGCCTGCAACGTTCACAAATCCGGAAACATCGAGGCATACCGCGCCGCCCTGATTGAGCTGATTGGCGAGGAGCGCGTGCTGGCGCTGGAATCCAACAACGAAACCCACCGATACACCCGTGAAGAGCTGGATGGCATCCGCGCTAAGGCCCGGGCAGATCTTCGCGCACTCAAACAGCAGGAGGCAGCATGAGCACAGAAACCGAAATTGAACTGGGCACGGTTGTCGCGTTCCCGACGAAGAATAACGACCTACAGGACGGGCTGGTTATTCAGCGCGAAGGGCAGAAGGTTATGTGCCTGCACTCCACTGTTTGGGTGAATGAAAAAGACCGGACCTTACGCTGCCGGAAGTGCGACACGCTGATCGAACCTTTTGACTTCCTTATGACGCTCTGCGACCAGGAGTCTCGCTATATGGAGAACGTGAAATATCTCCGCCGGGAAGAAAAGCAGCGCCGTCAGAATATCGAGAAGCTCATTCAGATTGAGAAGAACGCCAAAGCCCGTATTCGCCGCGCCGGGGATAAGTCGCCACTTCCTCTCTGGCAGAACGAGAGGGTTGAAGAATGACGCGTGACCAGATTATGCGGTACCAGGCCGAAAGCGTTAAGCGCGCCAACCTGCCGCCAGTAGCAAACCACAGCCAGAACAAAACCAACCAGCCACATAAGGAAGCCGCATGAACAGTCAGCAACTGGAATACGTACGTCAGCAGCTCATTGTGGCGACCGCAGATCTGAGCGGGGCGACGAAAGGGCAGCTGGTAGCTTTCGCCGAGAATGCGCAATTCACCGCGACGGCGCGCAGCCGGGGCCGGAAAAAGGTATTCGACAAGGATAAGCAGCGCATGGTCAACCCGGATGGTCCGCCGATGAGCGGCAGCCAGTCACGCGCTAAGGGCTCGTCTATCGCGCTGGTCAGCCCTGTGGAGTTTGGTACCGCGTCATGGCGCCGCGCCGTCCTGTCGCTGGAAGAACACCAGAAAGCGTGGCTGCTGTGGAACTATAGCGAGAACGTCCGCTTCGAATACCAGGTGGCAATCACCCAGTGGGCGTGGGCAGAGTTCCGGGAACAGCTTGGTGTGAAGAAAGTGGCTGGCAAGACGATGGAACGCCTGAAGAAACTTATCTGGCTGGCGGCGCAGGATGTCAAAGCAGAACTGGCAGGCCGTGAGACATACGAGTACCAGGTGCTGGCGGAACTGGCGGGCGTAGCGAAATCCACATGGACGGAAACGTATTTGCCTCACTGGCTGGCAATGCGTAATAGCTTTAAGCGACTCGATAGCGGTACGCTTATCTCAGTAACGCGATCACGTTCACAACAAAAGGCGACAAATTTAGATGCAAGTCTTGCAAAACCGAACTGAAACGCATATATTTCATGTAAATCTGATATCGTCGCCATAGCTTTGATTGTCGACACAAAGAATTCAAGCCCGAGGTTAACGCCTTGGGCTTTTTTATTTGCGGTACGCCGCACACAGAACCCACTACCTGGGACCCTTCGGCCAGAGAGCCGACATTGCCTTACCCTCATCTTCCCGGCCTGTCGCCGGGTTTTTTATTCAGGCCGCAGACAATCAATTCCAGATGCCACGTAGCTATCGTGTCTGACGGCCTTTTCCCAACTACCACACAGCACCCCGGACCCGGAGGTGTGGAATGCAACGTATGAACCCAACAAATGGACACGATCTGCCGTACTGGTGGTCGGCGGCCTTGGGCCTGTTCTCTTTGCTTAGCCTGCAGGATTACGTGTTTATTATCGGCGCTCTGGTATCAGCGTTCTTCACGATAAAAACCTATTACGCAAAACGGAAAGAAGAGCGTGAGCGTATGGCTGAGGAAAGGAAACGAACCCAGCTGCTGGAAAACTACTTATCTGATGTAGGTAAAAAACCTCACTCCGATCGTCCGGCTGCCGCCGAGGTGGTTACGGAGGCAATGCGGAGAATTTCCGGTGGCACAGTTGAAACTGAGTAAGAAAAGCGGAGCGGCGGGCATTGTCTGCTCCGTAGGAACGATCATCGCCATTGTGATGAATGCGGGCCATGTCAGGACTAACGAGCGCGGGCTGGAGCTAATCGGTAACGCTGAGTCTTGCCGGCGTGATCCGTATGTGTGCCCGGCAGGTGTGCTGACTGACGGTATGGGTAATACGCATGGCGTAAAGCTCGGCACCGTTAAGTCTGACCAGCAGATCGCAGCCGAGTGGGAGCGAAACATCCTTGATGCTGAATCCTGTGTTAACCGTTACGGGAATGGCAGAAAGCTATCTGACGATACTTTCTCAGCGGCTGTATCGGTAACGTTTCGTGCTGGCTGCGGGAACATGCGCATTTCCACCATGTTCTCTCTTCTCAGAAGTGGAGATATTACGGCGGCATGCCACCAGTTCCCGCGCTGGGTATGGGGTGGCGGCAGGATTCTTCCTGGTCTGGTTACTCGTGCTGGGAAAGAAGAGGCGCTCTGCCTGGATGGTGTGAAATGAGTAGAATCACAGGAATTACCTGTGCGGTAATCATCGTGACAATCAGCGCAATGGGTTGGGCGATTAACCACTATCGCGACAACGCCATCACCTATAAAGACCAGCGCGATAAGGCCACCGAGCAACTCAGCCTGGCGAACGCCACCATCAAAGACATGCAAACCCGCCAGCGTGATGTCGCTGCGCTGGATGCAAAATACACCGGAGAACTGGCTGATGCCAAAGCCACTATCGATCAGCTTGAGCGCGATGTTGCTACTGGCAAGCGTCGGTTGCAGCTCAACGCCAGATGCACAGCGAACGGAGAGACCGGCACCGGCGGCATGGGCGATGCTTCCGGCCCCCGACTTACTGACTCCGCTGAACGGGATTATTTCACCCTCAGAGAGCGAATCACCACAGTGACGAAGCAGGTCGGCTATCTGCAGGACTACATAAAAGGACAGTGTTCAAATTAGTGAAGTGAAGGGTAATATTATCTCCATTAATGAGGGTGGAGGTAGTATATGCAAACTGATCTGGACTATTTGAAGGGAATGTTGGGGGTCTTTATTAAGGCTGATGACCCATTGATAGCTGCTACTGATCTTAAAGAGGCTGGATACGAAATAAGCAGCCCAAAGGGGTTGTTTCATTACTACCAATTGGTTGAGAGGGGTTACATAAGTAACCACTTTCTTGAAATTGGGGATCCTAAGAAACTAGGACTTGTAATTGGTATTAATGGAATTAAAGACTGGCCAGCAAACATAAGGCTTACATCATCCGGCCAAGAGTTCGCCGAAACTCTTCAACAAAAGGATGTTTTTGAGAAACTCAAGACTATAAGCGATCAACCATTATCGGTCTTGAAGGATGTAGGTGTAGAGCTTCTAAAATCCTACACCAAAAAGAAATTTGGTCTTTCAGATTGACCGCCTCCGGGCGGTTTTTTATTGGCATCACCATGGGCAGACTCATCGTAATGGCAGTATCCCCTACAGCGGATAATCAACCAAATATCCCCACAAGCGGATAAAGAGGCTCTCAATGTCCGACATCTACCAAATCAAGCTAACCACCCAAACAGGCGAAACCTTCACTGGCAAGATGTCACGACGTCAGCCTGAGCTGGTTAATGGCTTTGTGCCGCTGGCGACTGAGGCGGGAGAGTGGCTGTATTTCGCTCCTGCTGATGTGAAGCGAGTGCAGTTCACGCCAGTGCAGGCAGAGCAGACCGAGCAGTCATTAGAAGAATAAAATGGGTAAAGAACGGCAAGATGTTAAAAGGCCTATCGTGAGATAGGCCGAAATCTTAGTCTTTCATAAATTTCTCACGACGGTAATCGTCATAACCACTTTGTTCGCGACAGTCCTCGCAGAGTAAGCCGCCATGCTCCCATGTGTGTTCATAAGCTTCATCAAGTTCTGCACCTTCCAGAACTTTTCCGCAACCGTTGTGATGTCCACCAGGATCGGTATAACCCTCACAACCATGACTCATAAACGGTTGTAATACTCGCTTTTGTGCCGGTGATAAATTTGCATATCCTTTATCGATAGCACGCTTGGCAATGCCTGATACTTTTCCATCCTCTTCATGGAAAACATCATTCTTTAACAGTGTCTCGAGTAAATTCTCTTCAATACCCATTGTTCCTCCTTATGAAAACTCTTCAATAATCGACTAAAAGTAGGAATTATTTAGTGATTTTGAGCAAATCATGAGGAGTAAATCACAATAAACAGAGTCCGAATAAACGGAGTTGCAAATGGCTAACGATGACGAGCGCAGGCCATATCCGCCAGTTAACTTCATCAACTCCGACAACTGGCAGCCATACACCAGGCTGATCCCCGCTAACGAAGTGCATGAATGGATAAGCCGACAAATCCTCAGCGATACCGGAAGTACCCATAACCCTGACCACATTCACCTGATGGATGCTGACCTCTGCTTCATGTGGGCGTCTGGCTCATTTGCGAAGAAAGGGCGCTACGTTCTCGGCCAGGCCGAACAGGTAATGCTCCGCGCCGGTGGTTGGCAGAAAGCCAGAATGGAACAGCAGATGCATGAATGGTTCGGGCGCATCCCGAAGTTCATCATCACACTTGCAGCCGATTACTGCTCACAATGCAGTGACCTCGAGTTCTGCGCGCTGGTAGAGCATGAGCTTTACCACATAGCCCAGGCCACTGATGATTACGGCGCGCCTAAGTTTAACAAAGAGACCGGTCAGCCAGTGCTCACACTACGCGGCCACGACGTCGAAGAATTCACTGGTGTCGTGCGTCGATACGGTGCAAGCAAGGAAGTACAGGAGCTCGTTGATGCGGCAAATACGCCAGCAGAAGTTGCTCACATCGATATAGCCAGGTCATGCGGAACATGCATGTTAAAGCTGGCCTAACAATATGACTGATTATGACAGGCAGGTAATCTATGGCGACACTGAAAGGTGAGGTCAAAGCCTTCATCGTTCAGTCTCTTGCCTGCTTCGATACTCCATCCCAGGTGGTTGAGCTGGTCAAAAAAGAATTTGGCCTGAGCATCACGCGTCAGCAGGTCGAATCACATGACCCGACGAAAGCAAACGGCAGGGGGCTAGCGCAGAAATGGGTTGAGCTATTCCACGAAACCCGTAAGCGCTTCCAGACTGAATTAAGCGACATCCCGATCGCCAACAAAGCCTATCGTCTCCGTGCACTTGACCGGATGATGACCAAAGCCGAGAGCATGCGAAACATGGCGCTGGCAGCATCACTGATGGAGCAGGCCGCTAAAGAGGTCGGCGACGCGTACAGCAATAAACAGAAGGTCGAACACACCAGCCCGGACGGCAGTATGTCACCGAGACCGACGACAATTCGCCTGGTAGGAGTTGACCCAGCCAATGGAAAGCCAAGTTGACCTCCAGATACCGTCTAAGTTAGTCCCTGTATTCGCGACAGAAGGCATCCGTTATCGTGGTGCTCACGGTGGGCGCGGTTCCGCAAAGACGCGCACATTTGCACTTATGACCGCCGTTAAAGCGTACCAGGCGGCAGAGGCCAATATCAGCGGAGTAATCCTTTGCGCCCGCGAATATATGAACTCGCTGGAAGAGTCCTCCATGGAGGAGGTGAAGCAGGCTATTCGCTCTGTACCGTGGCTTGATGATTACTTCGACATTGGCGAGAAATACATCCGAACAAAGAACCGCAGAGTCAGCTACGTATTCTGTGGTCTTCGCCATAATCTGGACAGCATCAAATCCAAAGCACGAATTCTTGTGGCCTGGGTTGATGAGGCCGAGTCGGTATCCTCTACTGCATGGAAAAAACTTCGCCCGACAGTTCGAGAGGAAGGCTCAGAGATTTGGGTCACTTGGAACCCGGAGAAGGACGGCAGTGCCACCGATAAGCTCTTCAGAAAGAACCCGCCAAAAAGCTCGATGATTGTCGAGATGAACTATGTGGACAATCCATGGTTCCCTGCGGTGCTCGAGGAGGAGAGACAGGAAGACCTGGCACACCTCGATTACGCAGACTATGCGTGGATCTGGGAAGGTGCTTACCTCGAAAACTCCGACAAGCAGGTGCTGGCAAACAAATACGTCGTGCAGAGCTTCGAAGACGATCTCTGGCAGAAATCAGAGCGCTTGTTGTTCGGCGCCGACTTCGGATTCGCGAAGGACCCCAGCACGCTAATTCGCATGTTTATCTTGGATAACAACCTCTACATCGAATACGAGGCCTACGGTAATGGCGTAGAGCTCGACGACATGTGGAAGTTCTACGCCGGGAAAACCGACGCCACGCCGAAGCAATTTGTCGACTGGAAAGTTACAGACGAGGCTAAATTCCCCGGCATCCCTGAAGCGCGTAAATGGCCTATCAAAGCCGATAACTCCCGACCTGAGACTATCAGCCATATTAAAGGGCAGGGATTCAATATCTCTGCCGCTCAGAAGTGGCAGGGTAGCGTAGAGGACGGCATCACCTGCCTGCGTGGGTTTAAGAAGATCATCATCCATCCTCGCTGCAAAGAAACAGCGAAAGAGGCGCGGCTTTACTCGTACAAAACAGACCGTATCACTGGCGAAGTTCTGCCGGTTATTGAAGACAAAAATAACCACTGCTGGGATGGCGTCCGATACGGTCTCGATGGGTACATTAAGCACAAAGCGCAAGTCGGCGCAGTATTCTTCTAAGGAGCATCGCCAGTGAGCGAACAAGATAACGGCCTTCAACTGGCTGTGAACAACCTCGCCACTGAAATGAGGCGAGCAAATTACCTGAATGCCATCGGCATCGGTGGCGGCAACACGAAGCGCCCGACGCTCTATCAGGAGTTTGGCTACCCACGCACGATCACCTTCAACGACTTCTACAACATGTACCGCCGCAATGCCGCTGGCTTCGCTGTGGTGCATCGTCTGCTGGATGGTTGCTGGCAGGACTATCCGGTAATAGTTGACGGTGATGAAGCGCAGGAGGCGGAGAAAACAAACGCCTGGGAAAAGAAAGTCACCAAGTTCATGAAGAAGCTGTGGCCTAAGGTGAAGGATGCCGACCGCCGCAATATGGTCGGGCGTTACTCCGCACTGCTGCTACAGGTAAAAGACAATAAGCCGTGGAGTGATCCAGTAGATATCAGGCTGGTGAAATCTCTCGGAGAGTCCGCTTTGGTGAAGCTGATCCCTGTATGGGAGCCGCAGCTAACAGTAGCTGACTGGGATAACGACCGTCAGTCTGAAACATTCGGTCAGCCGAAGATGTTCAACTTCAACGAACAGCCGGTTGGTGATGAGCCTTTTGTTGGTCCGATGCGTGGCGAACCGGTACACCCTAGCCGCGTCATCCTGTTCTGCGAAGGGTCAGAAGACGACAACGTCCTGTCAGGAATTCCGCTGCTGGAGGCTGGATACAACAAAGGCCTCGACCTTGAGAAAGTCTCCGGCGGTGGTGCTGAGGGTTTCCTGAAGAACGCCAGTCGTCAGATTGCGGTGGAGTTCAGCAAAGAAACCGATATGGCCACGCTGACAGACCAGGCCAAAAAGGCCGGTTATACCGATCTTGGCGAAGCGATGGGCGATAAGGTCAATAAGCTTAACCGCGGTACCGATGCGGCGGCCGTAATGCAGGCCGGGCAGATGCACGTTCTGAGCGTTACGCCCGGTGACCCGGGGCCAACGTGGGAAGTCACCGCGAACGAACTGGCCGCCTCCGTACAGATCCCGTTCACCATACTGTTTGGTCAGCAGACCGGGCGATTGGCGAGCGACGAGGATAAAACGGACTGGGCTATTCGACGCAACACGCGCCGCAATGGCTTCCTGACAGACCGCATCACCGTGCTACTGGAACGCTTCTGGACACTCGGGATTATCGACCCACCGACCAAAGGAGAGGTCACAATCTCGTGGAGCGACCTGCTGGCCCCCGGCGAGAAAGAGAAGATCGAGAATGCTTCGAAACTGGCCGACATCGTGCAAAAAACATCTGGCTTCTACGGTGGCGAACCGCCATTCACTGCCAATGAGTTGCGCGAGATTGTTGGGCTCGACCCGCTGCCAGAGCCAAAAGAACCGCCTAACCCGGACGATAAGGTGACAACCGATGATCCACTGGCCGATGACACCAGAACAGACGGCAAAGGTGGGCCTGCCGATAGTTCCGCGCAGCAAGGTTGACCCGACCCGATCGGCAAAGCAGGTTGCCGCGATGTTCCGGGATATCGAAGATCGGTATCTCGGCATCAAGCGCGCACTGAAAGCACTGTTCGACCAGCGCCTGACCGGACGAGAGCGAGAGGTAAACAGCCATAACTGGCACTTCCTCTGCCACGACCAAGGCGAGGACATGCGGCTCTACCAGGTCAACGCTGGCAAGTTTATTTACGACATGTCGGCGCAGGAACTGGCTGGCCTCCTCGAAGCAGTGCAGTCGATTCTTAACGATTACCTGCTGGAGGGTGGCGAGCAAAACCTGTGGGCGATGGATTACGTCGTCGCAGAAGCGCAGCGAGGCACGCTGGAGGCTTTTAACAACCTATCGCAGCAGTCTCAGGTGTACGCCAGCCAGACGACGCTACAGCAGCTTTTAAGTAGTCCCGGTCACCTTAATCAGGTGGCGGCGGCCAGGCTGACAACGTTCAGTGACTGGAAGGTCATCAGCGACACAGCCCGTGGCGACCTGACCAACATCATCACCGATGCGGTAGCGCGAGGGGTAAATCCTCGCGAGACGGCCAGTGTCATCAGCAAGCGCCTCGATGTGTCTATGTCGAAGGCAAAGAACATCGCTCAGACAGAGCAGGTCGGCGCGCTGCGTGAAGCTCAATGGAATGAAACGGACTGGGCATCCGAGAGGCTGGGGCTAAATACAGGTCTTCTCCATCTTTCTGCGCTAAAGCCTACCACCAGGACAACGCACGCATTCTGGCATGGAAAGGTCAGAACCGTGCAAGAGGTGCGCGACTGGTATGCAGTAGATGGTAACAAATACCACTGCTATTGCAGCCAGATACCGGTACTGCTCAACGACGACGGCAGAATCTTCAACGAAGGACTGGCGGATAAGTTGGCGAAAGAAAGAAAAGATTGGTCACAATCAGTGGCTGTATGATATATGTTTCTGGTAAATGTCTAATTATAATTGTTTTTAAGAGAAAAAATAATGACACTCAGAAGCATGCCTATAGACTTTCCCTTGTCGCGATTAGAGACAAGTTTAAAAAAATGTGTTTATAACATAAATTCATCAAGGGGTGATGTACATCCAAAATTCGATGTGTGCTTTGAAGATTCACGTTCCTTTTCCTTTTCTGTAAGTACATCAAAAAAAGAAATTTATTTACCGTTGTCATCGCTTTATTACGTTTGGGTGGTTTCTTGTCTGTCATGGTCACTTTATAATAAATATAAGATAGCTAATTCCAAAGGGGTTGGAATTACTGAAGATGAGATTGATCGTGAAAGGAAGTTACTTGAATTATGCAAGGCTAATATATCCTCATCGTTAAATGATAAAGACTTTTTATTGCATCTGAGTTACTTTGATGGTGAAAGCACTGATGTTGGTGATGAGTTGTTTCTATGTGCCATGGCATGGATCATGCTACATGAGATAGGGCATATCAAATTAGAGCATACGGATGGTGAGTATTCTCAGTGTCGTCAAGAGGAAGTTGATGCAGACAGTTTTGCAACAAATTTCATTTTTGATGAAAATACACTTCCGAACCATTTCATCAAAAGATTTAGTGGGTCACTGTTAGCATTAGTAATAATTCTAGACCAAGAAAGTACTGATAATGGCGGGGAACGTTCGCACCCACATGCGACTGCTAGAATTGAAAGCATGTTTAAAAGTACACAGTGTGATGATGAAAAAAGTGTAGCAATTGCTTTTCCACTACTTTCACTTTTCTATTACAATAAAAAAGGTACCGCTCCTAAATTTGACGAGTCAGAAGGTAAGAATTATATCGATTATGTATTTGACGTGCTATGTCAGTATGTAAGAAGTTAATTAATAACTCACCCGCTCCGGCGGGTTTTTTATTGTCCGCAATCCACCAATGAGGACCCAGCATGAAACGCAACCGCGTTAACGTGCTGACCGTCGTCAACTCCGCATCAAACATCACCACTGAAACCATCGACGGCAAGCCACATATCGTGGTTCGCGGCATCACGCCTGTCGTGGACGATATCGTGATGAACCGGAAGTTGTACCCGGCAGCAGAAATCGAAAAGGCCTACAACACGCTCGAGCGTAACCCGATGCCGCTGGGCCACCCGAAAGTGGACGGCAAGCATGTGTCGGCGCGAGATGTCCGGGCGGTGAATGAGTACCACGTCGGGGCCTGGCTGCAAAACGTGAGCCACAATGACGGCAAGGTGACAGGCGACATGTACGTTAACCGCCAGTACGCAGAGTCCAGTGACAAGGGCAAGCGCCTGATTAACCGTCTGGATGAGATGCTGGCCGGTACTAACTCCGACCCGATCCACATCTCCACTGGCCTGCTGTATTCCGGTATCGCCGCCAACGGCGAGTCGAAGGGCAAGAAGTATAACGAAATCGCCACCAACATGATGTTTGACCATGTTGCAGTGCTGCTTGATGAGCCGGGCGCTGGCACTCCTGAGGAGGGCGTGGGCATCTTCGTTAACGCTGAGGGTGATGAGCAGCAGATAGAAGTTGCCCGCCTTGCTGATGGCATCGACTGCACCCGCGACGGCTTGCTCAACAAAACCAAATTCTTCTTCACCAATGCCTCCAACTTCTCTTTCGACGACATCTCCCGCGCTATCAGCGACAAGCTGCGCGAGGGTGACACAGAAGATAAGTGGCTTTGGCCTGAAACGGTGTGGCCGGACAGCTTCATCTACCGCGATGACACCAAATACCTGAAGCAGAAGTACCTCATCGATGATGACGGCAAGGCCGTGTTCGTCGGCGAACCTGTAGAAGTCGTGCGCAAACCCACTGAGTACGAGATTAAAACCAACGGAGAGAACGATCCGATGAAAGAACTGATTATCAATGCGCTGCAAGCCGCTGGTAAGCCGACTGAAGGCAAGTCCGACGCCGAGCTGATGGACGCATACAACCAGATGAAGGCAGATGAAGCCACCGCCAAGACAAAAGGCGATGAAGAAATCGACCCGGAAACCGGCAAACCCAAGAAAAAAGAGCGGGCCAATAACAGCGAACAGGCACCGGCCTGGTTTGCCCCGTTCGCAGAAAAGCTTAACACCATTGAAAGCGGTTTGGCGGTTAACGCCGACAAAGAGAAGGGTGAAAAGCGCTCGGCGGTCAAAGCGAAATTTGGTCTGGATGACCTTGCTGTGAATGCCCTCGATGGTGCGGCACTTGATGGCCTGTACGCACAGTGCCAGACCTCTACTGGCCTGAATGGTGCATTCCGCCAGGTCAATAACAACGAATCTTTCAGCGAAATGCCGGAGTAAAAAATGGCTAAAGATGGAAAACACGTAATTCACGCGGGCGGTATCTTCCATAACCCACAACTTCATCGAGAAGGTGTGGCGGCGGCAGATACTCAGCCCGGTACGGTAGGCTTTTTTGAAAACGGCAAATTTACCGCCTCTGTAGATGGTAACGAAGCTGCAATTTTGTACGTGGCCAACTTCGATTATCTGCGCTGCAAAACGGTGGATGACACTATCGCGGCGGGTGACTGGGTTGTGGCAATGCATCCTACTTCTGGCGTTTGCTTTAACGTACCAGCTGCGGCTGGCACCTACAAAAAAGGTCAACCGTTATCGATTGCCAATGGACGTGTCAAAGCGGCTGCGGAAGGCGAATCTGTCCGTGCGTTCGTTGAAGAAGATCGCGCATACACTACGGCGGCAGGCGATCTCCTGCGCGTTGTCATTAAGTAAGGAGATACTGAATGTTTGCATTTTCCGTTAAGCAGGCAACTGAGACGCGCAATCTTGAGGCCAACCAGTCTCAATTCCGTGAGCTCCAGTTCGCCCGTAACTCCAGTGCCCAGGCAGTGGCTGATTTCATTGCTCGTACCCGTTTTCGTGGCGATGCTGCAAACGCACCAGAGCTGAATGCTGTAAACGCTGTCGATGATATCCGTCGCCTCTACAAAGCCTACGATCAGACCGTTCTGGCAGAATTTCAGCCGACGACGGAATTCACTCTACTGAATGACCTGATGCCGCTGTCTCGCTCCGTTCGTCTGGAAGAGTCTGTGTACGAGTACGCTCGCACTGGCGGTCGTGGTTGGGCGCACACCTCAATGTCCGGTCAGATTGGCGCTGCGCTGGATGCGAAGTCTTACACCTTCGATGGCACTATGGTGCCGATCCATGACAGCGGCTTTAAATTCAACTGGCGTGACCCGGTATTCAACAAAGGCTCCGCGCTCTCATCTCTGGCAGATGCTCAGGCCGGTTCCGTAGATGACGTACGCCGTCAGTATGTTGATTATCTCTGGCGCGGATTCCGTGACAGTGAAGACAACTACATTAAGTTTGACGACTACACCTGGAAAGGCCTTCGCGCTGATGAGCGTGTAGCACAGGTGAATACGCCGGTGAACTTTGCTACCAGCACCGATCCGATCGCGCTGCGTAAAGGTGCTATCCAACTGCGTGATGTTCTTAAACTTCAGAACTATCAGTACGGTCAGCAGACCTGGTATGTTTCCGCTGAAATCATGTCTAACTTGGAACAATATTTCGACGTAAACCAGACTCGAACCGTACTGGAAGAAATTCTGAAGCTGTCAGGCGTGGTATCGATCAAAGAAGACGCGGCACTGTCTGGTAATGAGCTGCTTATCGTGCCACTGGGTGCTGGCGTGATTGCTCCAATTGTAGGTCAGGCGTTCGGCACCGTTGCGGATCCTCGCCAGTTCTACAACAGCGATTATGTCTGGCGCACCTGGGGGGCTGCCGGCCTGATGGTTAAGCAGGATATCAACGGTCACTTCTCTGTTGTATTTGCAACCACTGGTGACAGCTAAGGAGGGGAAATGGCACAGGTAAAGATTGTAGCTTCTAACATCTTCGCCGGTGCCAGCCTCAAGAAACAGGAACCCGGTAGCATTGTCGAGGTTCCTGATTCTTTGGCTGAGCACTGGGTTAATGCCGGCATTGCTGAGAACGTGGAGCAGAAGGCAGATCCTTCCACGAAATCCAAGAAGGATAAATAACCATGGCTGACCCAATCACAGCGGCAGACGTGCAGGCGTACCTCGGTGAATTGGGTTATTCCATCCCGGGCGCGCTGCTGGATCCGATCCTCTGCGCAGTGAACAAGATTATCCCGTGCCTCGATGGCGCGGGTTATGACGAGTGCACCGCGAAGCTGATCCTGATGTATGCAGCCGCGCTGATGGCTACGTCTTCCGGCGCGCGCCGCATCAAATCGCAGGGCGCACCGTCTGGCGCTTCCCGTTCGTTTGAATATGTCGATGACAGCATCACCTGGCTACGCGACTCGCTGGCGAAACTCGATACCAGCGGCTGCACCGGTGAGCTGCCAATCAGCGCCGGTAACAGTGTCGGGCTGTTTATGGTGGTCGGAGGCTGCTGATGACCTGGACATCTGTAAGCGTCCGGTTGCCACGCTCGTTCTCACGCGTCTGGGTGATGACCGACACCGGGCGGGAGACTACCGGCTACGTTAAATCGGACGGCGAGTGGTTCATCAACTGCGAGAAAATCCGGGTGACTGGCGCGAAGGTGCTACGCTGGAAGGAGGGCTGATGTCGTCTACTGCTTCATGGTCCTACAACAAGCCGTGCACGATATGGCGCAAGGGTGCAGGTGGCAATGACGAGTGGGGCGATCCTGTCGACCCATACGAACTCCCTGAAACCATCATGTGCGACTACATCGGAGGCCTGTCTGCAAAGCTCGGGTCAATCGGTAAAGAGGTCGTTGTAAAAAACACCTTCTTTACTGCGTATGCGTTGGCTGATGAGGGCGATTACATCCTGATTGGTGTTAGCGCTGAGCCGGACCCGGTCGTGGCCGGTGCCGATGAGGTTCGTCACGTGACGCGCTGGAACGACACTCTCGACGGTCTGGAAGATGACTGGGCGATAATTACGGGAATGTAGCCATGGGCATCAAAGTGAAGGGCATCAGCCAGGCTAAGAAACACCTGAACGATGTCATCAACGACGTAAAGGGGCGCAAAGTTATTCGCGCGTTGCAGTCGGCAATGATGCTAATCGGTGCGCGGGCGGCCTATTACACCCCGATCGATACCTCTATGCTGATTAACAGCCAATTTCGGGAGATCGACGCTGGCGGTGTACTCATTACTGGGCGCATCGGCTACTCAGCCAACTATGCCGCCTACGTGCATGAGGCGTCAGGAAAGCTGAAAGGTCAGCCGCGCGCGCACTTTGGTATAACCAGCAACCGATCTGAGTTCGGTCCGCAGAAACCGAAAGAGTTCGGCGGCGGCACCGGGAAGGGCAATTACTGGGATCCGCATGGTGAACCGCAATTCCTGACCAAAGGCGCGAATGATGAGCGCGATAACGTAGACGCGGTGATGCGCAAGGAGCTTTCGCTATGACACCCATGATGCACGAGCGGGTGCGCAACATGTTCGGCGATGCCGGGCTAACTACCGGCTTCACGGTGCAGCAGCTGATGTATGACGACCCCGGCGACCTGTCGAAGGCGATCATGGTATTCAGGCCAAACGGTGGTTCGAATATCCGCACTGATCTTGGCTCTGAGTACCACGTCCTTGTCGACGTTGTCGGCGCAAAAGATAAGCGCAAAGACGCTCTTAATGCTGTGCAGCGTATCGTCGATTACGTGCAGGCCAACCCCATGGCTGACGAGTGCGTCGGCTACATCCAGAACATGGGCGCAATTCCCGCGCCGGTGCTCACAGAAGAAGGGCGAATAGTCTTCCGATTGCAATTTGCCTGCACGTTTGGCGACTAGCCATTCCCAACCAAATAACCCGCTCCGGCGGGTTTTCTTTTATACGTCAAAGAGGAGTTTCAAATGGCTGACTGCCCTAACTCGAACGAGCGCCTTTTCGGCGGTGCGATCGTGCTGGAGGTCGCTGACGGTTGCCCTGATGTAAAACCTGAAGAATCAGAGTGGAAATCTCTGGCTGCGGGTACATCAAAGGGCTTCGACTTCAACCCTAGCTCGGTTACATCTGATGCAGATGACGGCGGCGGCTATGTCGAAACCATCATCACCAACAGCGATTTCACTATCAGTTTTGAAGGTGAAGTGCGTAAGAAGGACAAGCTGGACCAGTACGGTATCGGCAAGTTCATTACGTACTTTGCTGCGCAACTGAAGGCCAAGAAGCAGCCCGGTATCTGGGTTCGCATGGACTACGGACCGGTTGAGTTCATCGGATATATGAACGTTACGGACCTGAGCTCTGACGGTGGCACTAACGACATCGTCACGTTCTCCACTGAGTTCAAAGTCGGTGACGCTAGCACCATCGAAGTGAACGAAGTCACTGAGGTGGAGGTGACTGGCGTGACGGTAACTCCGGCAACCAGCACTGGTGCGGCTGGCGGTACCAGCACCTTCACGGTGAATATCGCACCAACCGGCGCAACAAACACGGGCTTCACCGTTGCATCAACCGATCCAACCAAAGCCACTGCCACGGCATCCGGTACCACCGTTACGGTGAACCGCGTCGCCACCGGCAGCGCGCAGATCATCATCAACACCGAAGACGGCAACTTTGTGGCCGTGCATACGGTTACCGTTACCTAACGGACATTCCAAAGGGCGGCGTGCTGCCCTTGATAATGACCGTTTACTGGAAGGCATATGACCGCTTTAACCGATATTGGCGAACTCTCTATCAGCGACAGCCGCGCAGGTGGGAAAGACTACCTGCTCAGGCCATCATTCGAGGCTATGACGCGGATCGGCGCTCCTGAAGAGATTGTGCAGGTGTATGCCACCATCCACGGGAATGACGTCGCTCAGCTGATTGAGGTGTGCGCTGGAATGCTGGGGCGCTTTCCTGAATGGCTATCTCCATCATTCAACCGTGCAGCCGAGAAGCTGTTATCAACGTGCATGCTTGTGCTCCAAGCGTGCTGTGATGATGACCTGACGCCAATGATTGGGGAATGGAAAGGGTGGCGACATTGTGTCGTATACCGCCCGGGTCAGATACCGAAGAACGATATCATCGTGCTGGCGCAGCACCTCATGCAGCACGGCGTCGTAGGTAAAGCCAAAGTCCGCCAGTTGCAGCGCCACGAAACAGGCGAGCGCACGACGGAGTTTAAAGCCTTCGACTACATTAGTGCTGCACGTAGCCACTTCGGCATGAACCGTGCCGAAGCCTCTCAGTTAACAATGACCGAATTTCAGATGCTGCTGGCGGCAAAATATCCCGACCAGAAAGGCTTCACGCGCGAAGAGTACGACAGTGTTGCGGAGGCTTACTTAGCTAAACAAATGGCCAGAAGGGCCAATACCAATCAGAGGAGTAGCAAGCCTGCTATTTAGGATGGTAATATCATCATAAATATCATATAGCTGATTAGAAGGTTAAAATGTTAGTAAAAGCCAGCGCAGATGGAAAAACTCTATTACAGTCAGGTAGCTTTCATAGCATTATTAATCCATTAGTTCCTTCTGAACCTTTAAAATTGGTTTACGATGGATTAACTATATTAATTACGACAAAAATTCTGCCTGAAAGTGAGTCGAATAAGCAGGGGGTTGATGCATTCGTTAAAAATGGAGAGGTTGTTTTCGTCCACAGGGTAATTGTCCCTATTATGAATGAAGCTGTAGGTCTTGTTATTCCGGCCGAAATTGGCAAGAAATCTAATGGGAAAAAATTATTCATGGCATGGCATTCCAACATTAGAGAAATCGGAACGGACCAGATTTCAGTTATTGTCAACTTCTCTTTTTATGAGGGGGAGTAATGACCGAATCTTTCATTGCATCTGAGCCAAAACTACAAACCCAAAACAATGAAATTACAACACCTTCAGTACCTCAAGGTGGACTAACTGGTGTTAGTGTTGCGGGGAAAATTGCGAATGAGATTGGAACTGGTGAGCATGCAAGGGATTCATTTATCTGGACAACTTTGAAATATTGCTTCTACTTAGGTGGGATTTTCAGCGTTTGTTTACTGCTTGTTTTTTTTCATTTTTCATTTGATCTTGACTCACCAGATAAGTTTGACATCGTAAGCGCTTTAAAAGATGTATGGTCCATATTCACGCCCATACTAACACTGGCTTTGGGATATGCATTCGGTAAGAGAGAAGCCTAAATCATTTAAATGACGAACCCGCTGCGGCGGGTTTTTTTATGCCCGGAGAATGTCATGGCAGGTGAGAAGAACGCCGGTAGCATCGTTTATGAAATCAGCGCCGACGTTGAGCCGCTGTTGCAGGGCGGGAAACAGGCCATTGATGCTCTGGATAAACTGGATGCTGCGGCCCAGCAGTCCGGCAAGGGAATGGATAACCTCGATCAGAGCGCATCTCAAACCGGATCCGCGTTTACTGAACTGGCTGGTTATGCCAACTCGATGGATAACCAACTCCGCAAACTTAACACCAATGTGAGCGGGATCGCCCGCGTAATGGAAGAGGCCCGCAGCGGTACCGGTGGCGCTAACAGTGAGTTCAATCGCGCCGAATCCATCATCGAGGCGCTTGGTAACCAACTCGCAGTGCTGGACGAGGCGCAGGAGAATGGCGCGCGTAGCGCAGCAGTCCTAGCGGCACAGTTGCGTGCCGGCTCAAAAGCGACCGATGAAGAGAAGCAGAAGATCGGCGAGCTGACCGGTCGACTGTATGACATGAAAACAGGTGTGGAAACCGGAGCGAAAGGAACCGGGGCCTGGAAAAACAGCATGCAACAGGCCGGGTACCAGGTTCAGGACTTTATCATTCAGGTTCAGGGTGGCCAGTCCGCGCTGGTAGCGTTTGCACAGCAAGGATCTCAACTTGCCGGTGCATTCGGGCCGGGTGGTGCGGTAATTGGTTCTGTTATCGCTCTGAGCTCTGTTCTGGCCGGTGTGCTCATCACTTCTCTTAATGGCGGCAAGAACGCGATGGATGCGCTGAAAGACGCAGCCGAGGCGATGGATAAGGTCATTACCATTTCCCAAAATGGCGTGGCCGCACTGTCTGATAAGTACGCATTGCTAGCGAAAACGAATACCGAAGTAGCAACACTGATGCGTAACCAGGCGCTGCTGGAATACAACGAGGCTATCAATAAGATACCTAAAGCGATCAGCGATGCTTCGAGCTCGCTACTTTCCTTCGGGGACAAGGCGCTTTCAGCATTTTCCGGAGGCTATGCGTCAGTCGATGGCTTTAACGATCGTCTGACTACTCTGGAAATCACCACGGATAACTATTCCGAGGCGATGAAGCAGGCATACGGTGCCGGGCAGGCATTCCAGGCGACTGCAAACAGCATTGGCAATACTGTTGGTGCTGTAGCCGACAAGTTCGGGATATCCGAGCAAAAAGCTTTCGAGTTCAGCAAGCAGCTTTCCGATATTGCAAAAAATCCATCTCCGGAAGCCCTGCAGCGACTTGCTACTGAACTGCAGAACACTCAGAGCTCAACCGAAAAAGGGCAGACCGCACTCACGGCATTCGTAGGGAAACTTGTTGAGTTATCGCGTGAAGCCGTCATTGCTAAAGGTAATGTTGCTGCTCTGAAGCAGGAAACAGATAACCTTACCGCCGGGCAGAAGAACCTGATCAAGCAGTCAGAACGCAATCTTGCACTGTCTAAGCTCCAGGGGGAGGCCCGCGCGCGGTTGCAGGCTCAATACGCTGCCGAAGATGCTGGATTTGCGAAGGATGATCCGCATGCCAAGCAGATGGAGGATGACGCTGCTGCCACTTACAAAAATACAGAAGCACAGAAGGTCCTCAAATCCGAACAGAAGAAAGGAGCGTCTCAGGCGGAGTCTATCGCTCAGAAGCTGGCTAATCTCAAGCAGCAATCGGAGCTTGCCGCTGACTCAACAAATAGGCTGAGTCGCGAGCAGGCGATCCTTAATGCGCAGCAGTCTCTCGGAAAAGGAGCCACAAAAGAACAGCTCGCGCTGGCGGGGCAGTACGCGGCGGCAAAATGGGATACGGCCAACGCCATTAAAGCGCAGGCCGCAGCAGAGAAGCTATTGCCGGAAGCGCGTGAAAACACCAGCTACAGGCAGGATGTTGAAGCGCTGAATACCGCCCTGTCAGCCAAGAAAATCAGCCAGGAGCAGTACAACGAGACCTCTGAAAGGCTCGAAGCTACTCACCAGGCCAACCTTGCCAAAATTCGCGCGCAGCAGGTGGTTACACCGCAGCAAGATGCCGCTGGCGGAGTTGATCCTGTTCAGCAACTGGCAAACGAGAATGCCCGAAAACTTGCTCTGATTCAGGCTTATGAGCAGGAAGGTCTGATTACTCACGAGAACGCGCTTGCACTGCGTAACGCCGCCGATACCGAATACGAGCAGCAGCGTCTTGCTGCCCAGTGGACTTTGTTCTCACAGCAAAGCGCAGCCAACCAGATGCTTGCGGCGTCGCTTGATGCCCTTGGCAACAACGCATCGAGTGCCTTTGCGGGGATCATCACTGGCACTCAAAGTGGTGAGGAGGCTGTTCGTTCACTCGCTAACTCAGTAGTTAACCAGCTGATTAACTCCTTTGTGCAGATGGGCGTCGACTGGGCTAAGTCCGCGATTATGGGGGCCACAACTCAGCAGGCCGCAATCACTGCCACTACAGCAGCACAGGTTGCCGGTATTACCACGCAGACCGCAGCCAGTACAGCGGCGGCGGCAACGACCACGGCAGCATGGACACCGGCGGCGCTCATGTCGTCGATCGCATCATGGGGCGCGGCAGTGGCAATTGGTGTCGGGGCTATGGCGGGAGTCATGGCGCTGGCCGGTAAGCGTAAGAACGGCGGCCCGGTATCGGCGGGCGGAATGTATCAGGTAGGTGAGGGCGGGATGCCTGAGATTTATCAGGCCAGCACCGGTAAGCAGTACATGATACCCGGCGACAATGGCAAGGTGATCAGCAACAAGGATATGCAAGGGGCGGGCGGTGGTGGGGTTGTTATCAACATTCAGAACTACACGTCATCCTCTGTAGATGCTCAGGCTGGAACAGACGGAAATGGTGGGCTGACTGTTGATGTCGTCGTTGCAGACTTGAATAACGGCGGGCCAATAAGCAACGCCATTACCAGCAACATGAACGTTAAACGTACGCCAAGGGGGCAGGGCTGATGCCAATTATCGACTATCCCGACTGGTTGCCGTTGGCGCAAAAGGCCAGCAAAAACATGACTCTCGATACCGGGTTCCAGACCGATCAGCCAGTGGTCGGCCCGGCAATCTTCGAGAATCAAACCGACGACCTGAAAGTGACCTGGTCACTGACGTGGCTCTTCACTCTGGCGCAGGAACGCGCTTTCCAGCAGTGGCTACGCAGCCCGAACTATCTCAACCGGGGCCTGAACTGGTTCCGGATGAATATCAATCTTGGCGGCAGTGGCCTGCAATTGCAGGAGCTTCACTTCACGCAGATGCCAGTGCAAACCAGTATCGACGGCGGGGTGGTAACCTGGACGGGAACCGTAATTGCCAACCATCTGTATAACGCCGACGATGAGTTCGACGACATCATTGTTGAGCTGCCGCCGCCGTGGGATTCGTGGCTGGATATCGTGGTTACGGGTTATCCGGATGGGCGCGATCCGGAAAGTCTTCCGAGGGTTCCCTGATGCCATCATTCCGTCAATATAAGCAGCAACGGCCGACGCGCGGACTGTACGACACCATTACGTTCTACCATCCATCCTTTGGCTACGTCCGCCTGGTCGATAAGCAGTTCTTCCCGAAGACGCTCGGCGGGCAGACGTACACGCCAGCGCGCTTTGAAATCGAAGAGAGTCAGCAGAGCGGTACTCCGGTGATAGACGCGACGGTGAAGTTAGGGCGGCTGTCGTCGGACATCAAAGCTCTGATGAAGCAGTGGAAGGGGGCGGCCCGGCTGACGGCCATCACGGCCACAAGGCAGATCTTCGATAGCGGGGACGTGTCTGTGCCGATTAAGTCCTGGCAGTTATACGTCAAGACAGTGGACATCGACGCTGACTCCGCGTCAGTAACCCTGTCCGTCACCAACCCGCTGAACAACAACATCGGAAGGCTCTATGACCCAACGGAATATACCGGCCTGCAGTACCTCTGATTTTGTTTGGAAGGTGATCGGCTTGCCGTGGTCTAACCGGGCCTGCTCTTTCGAGGAGGTCGATTGTTGGGGCCTGGTGGTGCTGTATTACCGGCACGTTCTCGGCATTGAACTGCACCAGACGCCGGACTACGAAGCCGGTGAGGACTTCTTCACCTGCTACCAGGGTGATGTCGTTTTCTGGCGCCCGGTCGACAAGCCAGTCGAGGGAGGGATATTCGTCGGGTACCGCGGCGCGCAACCGGCACACGTTGGCTTGGTGCTGAACCGAAAAGCCATTCATGCGCGCGGGGAAAACGGCAGCGTGAAAGAAGATTCGTTGCTGGTCATTCGGCGAGCATTCACCAAAGTGGAGTTTTTCGAATATGGCGCTGGTTGAGATATCAAATTTTCCAGGAACGCCTAAGCTGCGTTGCAGGGTGCCAAACGGCACCCTTTTTTATGATTGGCTGGCGGCCAATGATGGTAACTTTCACCGCGATCTGCTGATCGTCCGCAACGGCGTAAAGCTGGGCGAAGATGATGAGCTGGCGTTTGAGCTATGCGAACTGGACACCATCCAGATTTTCGACCAGCCAAAGGGCATTATTGGCGACATTCTCAGCCCTATTTTCAAAGTTGTCGGCGCGGTCTTCTCGTTCCTTGCTCCCAAGCCGGCGATCGCCAACACAGGCGGCAACACGATTGACTCGCCAAACAATAGCCTGACCGGTCAGACGAATACGGCGCGCGTCTACAAAGCAAAGCCGGACATCTACGGGCAAATCCGTTCGTTCCCGGACCTGATTCAGGAATCACTGTTCGAATACGTGCGCCAGAGCGACACGGATGGCGGCCTGAAGTACGTTACTGAGTGGATGTGCATCGGGATCGGCAAATATGATTACGAGTCTGTGCGTTATTCAGAGTCCAGCCTTGGAAGTATGGCCGGTGCAGAGTTCCAGTTTTACCAGCCGGGGGAAGTGATACCCACCATCAACGAAGGGTACGGTTTCGACGACGTGGACGGCCAGGAGGTGCCCGGGCAAAACGAATCGGACAATTTCCCGATCGAGACTGCTACGGCCACCACGGTTGTTAGCGGCACATACTCCGGCGGGCAGATTGCGGTAAAAATTATCAAGCAGGCTGAGTTTGATTACTTCATGGGCCTGGTCCTGCCGCACGCCGTTACTTTTACGATTAACGTCACCTACAGCACGCCAACCGGCAACGTAACGCAGGATGTCGATTTCTCCGGCACGCTGATATCGGCTGTCGAAACAAACGACGGCGCGGTGGTTAACCCGGTCCGGTGGTACACATTCACGATGGGGGATCTAATTGGCCCTCCTGACGTGCCGGCAACGGCGACTATTAACACGACGAAGTTCATCCTTAACGATAACGAAGCGCTAGTGGTAGGCCCGTTCTTCTCGCCGGTCGAATCTGCCCAGTTATGGCTGCACACTCAGGTGCAGCTGGGCGGCAAAAAGTCCGCTGACTGGAAGGTCACAATCTGGAAAATTGACGATGACTACAACCAGGTGCCGGGTACTCAGCAGACGTTCACGTATCACCAGGGGACGCCGCACAAATCATCCAGCGAAGTGTTTTATCGCACTGACAAGCTGACGCCGACCGGCGGTTTCGGCAAGTACGCTATTAACTTCCAGCGCACAGATAACTCGAGTGATGCCTCTATCCTGAAGGTTGAGGAGATCCACTCGGTCAACGTCAGAACCAACGTCGTGCATCCAACCGATACGCTGGTGCGCGTGAAGGTAAGAGCGACAGAGAACGCGCTGGGCAGTCGTGATCGCAAATACAACGCCCTGGTGACGCGCCAAACCATCAGTTACAACCTGACGACGCAGGCGGTGGATTACACCCTTAGGGCCTCGCGCTCGTTCGCTGATGCAGTGGCGCATACCTGGCTGATTATGGGCGAGCAGCCGGTAAGTAGCATTGACCTGTACGGACTGTACTCGATTGCCGAAAGTCTGCCGGATGAGCGCCTGGGTTACTTCGACTACACGTTTGACGACGAGAACGATTCTCTCGGCGACCGCGTGCAGGCGATCTGCAATGCAGCGTCAGTCATTGCGTACTGGGATGACGGCGTGCTGACTTTTACTCGCGATCAGAAGGTTGATTACCCGGCTGCCGTATTCAACCGGGCCAACATGAAGACGGACGAGTACAAAATGACGTACGAGGCCACTCTTCCTGGCGGCTACGACGGCGTGCAGGTGTCCTACGTTCATCCAACCACGAACAACAAGACGTACATCAACTACCGCGTGCTGAACGGCGCTATCGTCGAGCAGGAAGCGGAGAACCCGAACATAATCGAGATAGTCGGATTTCGTAACGAGTATCAGGCGCGGGAACGCGCACTGCGCGAAACGAAGCGCCTTATCTACTCCCGGGTGAAGATGAACGCCAAAGTATTTGAGGACGGGATCATGCAGGTCGGTAGCGTCGTGCAGATTGCGGATATCTACGACAGTAACCAGCAGCAGGGATACATCACCGGCCGCGCCGGGAATAACTTTGATACAAGCGAGCCGATCGCGTTTACCGGCTCGATGTATGTCCTGGTGACCGACAGCCTGGGCAACCCGACTCTGCGCTATCCGGCGACGACACGCGCCGACACTAAGTACGGATTCACCGCGGCAATACCCGACATTCAACTCAATATCTGGAACGGAGACAATGTACAGCTCCCGTCGCGCTACCTCATAGCAACGGTGGAGGAGCTGAACAGCCAGCTATGGACGGTCAACAGCATCAAGCCGAACACAGATAACACGGTATCTCTGACCGTCGCGGAATATAGCGACGCCATCTACCCATAAGACCCATCCTGACCAACATAACCCGGCCAATGAGCCGGGTTTTTTATGGAATAAATATGGCTACTACACCTACCAATCAGCCCGTACCGAGCGAGTCCCCTAGCGACCTTAAATTCAACGCAGGGAAGATTGACCAATTCGTTACCTCAATGGCTCTTCAGTACATTGATCGTCTCGGGGTATCTCATTACACCATTGAGGGGCTGAAGGAGCTTGTTCTTCAGCAGATCTACAATCTTGGTTGGAATCTGGCAGGAACATTCCAGGACGGAGCTATCGTTACGGCAGCTGGTGACCTTCTACAGGATGAAACGACGGGTGTATGGTATCGGTGGGACGATCTCAGCACATTGCCGAAAACTGTGCCAGCAGGGTCAACTCCAGAATCGTCAGGTGGTACTGGCGAAGGAAAGTGGCAGCCTGTTGATGTTACTGACGTGCTGCGTAAAGACCTGGCAAAAACTACTGGAGCGGGGCTGTCAGGATTCTCCCCTAGCGAGACATATCCAGACAATACCGTAGGTGCTGCATTAGTGCATACCGACTGGTTCAGCTACATTCAGCGCAATCTCTTGGCAGAAAAGCTGAAAAAATTAAGAGATGGGACTCTTTTCACCCTCACTTGGTATGGCGACTCCAACTCTGTACGAGAGAACGAAAACGTGCAGGCCCAGTTCAGGGTCGCGATGAATAGCGCATATGGGACAGGGAAAGTAACCACCATCAGCCGAGCTACGTCCGGATTCAGTGCGAAAGACGCCTTCGATACATATACCACTAACCACTCGGGTGATGTTTCTCTGATTAACTTCGGCACAAATGACGCTTCGTCGCAGTACGGGTATCCATTTACCGGGAACATTGCGCAGTACTTGGGCTGGATTGAAAAACTGATAGTCAGAGAGCTGACATGGGGTCACCCAGTGGTGTTGTTGACCCCGCTGCCTCTGCGCTTCGATAAGGCTTACGAGACTTACACCACATCGAGCCCAAGCGATCCATTCCCGACAGTAAAGCGTGTCGATGCCCAGCAGATGGGTAACGCGCTGAAATATCTAGCAGACAAATATTCGGTGCCTGTTATTGATAGCGTCGAGCTAATGGCGGGTTATCGAGACAACATTTATGCATCTGCCACTCAGTCTATCAACGTAGGTACTCAGTTTGGTGATCCTGTTCACTTGGTTCTAAATGCTTCTTCGGCATGGGGATTCAAGATTGCCGCGGCCTTCATCGGTGAATTGGTCATGCGTAAGACAGTTGTATCTGACGGCTCTCAGCTAACCATCAGAAAGCTATATGACCCGGTTGCAATTAACTCGTCACGGTTAGCAAGTGATATCTACAAATACTATGCGAACTCAGCAGAGGCCGCATTTGCTTATGGGGATAACATTGTTGGCAACAGATGCCTGAACCTAACCGCAGGAGAAAGGGTTACCTGGTCATTCTTCACCGAGACAGATGAATTGATAGCGTGGCCGGTGCTCTATGTACCATCAGGTTCTGTAGTGAACGTATATCTTGATGGTGACAATATTAGACCCCCTAAGCCACTTGATATGAACCGCGACCTCGCAGCCGCTAATGAAACACCGTTAATAGTTATCAACTTTGGTTTCAATACGGTAAACCAGCCAATCGGCTATCTTAAGCCAACCACTAAGACTGAGATCAATAACTACCTCCGCGTAAACTCTCGCGGGTGGCACACAATTACCGTTAACGTGTCATCTGGAGCGGCCTACTGCTCTGGGATAGAGTTCTGGAGCCAGTCACGGATGACTGCTGAGCAAAATAAAAAGGATGCAGGTGATATCTACGACTGGACTACTGGGGATATCCACGGTGCAAGGAGAGGAGTTTCATATTATGCCTTCCCCGCGTCAACAGGTAAGCCTAGCGGCATAACCGCTGGTATCTTTGATATCAAAGAAAAGGCAAGCGACGCATCGATAGGGATTATTCGATTTTATGAGGCAGCCCCAACTCCGGGAAGAGTGTGGACGCAGTTGAAAACGAGTGGGGTGTGGGGAGCCTGGGTCCAGGCATAA